ACGAGCCGCTGTAGCTATAACGGCTGGGTTTTCATTTAACATTGACTCATACATCTCTTTTACTTTTTTTGGTAAGTCGTCATGCTTTGTAGCAGCGTACTTCTTAACAGAACCTTTGCTCATAGACTTAGCAGCCTTTTGAGCAGCTTTGGAAAACTTACTAGCAGGCACATCACCTTTCTGTATAGCTCTTACTATACCCATAAACTTCTGTTGTTGTTTTGAAGCAGCTGGCATTTTCTATCCCCTCATAATATCGTTGATGACTGCTTCAACCCTACCATACTTTCCATCACGAACAGAAACATTGTTATCAACACTTTCGTTCATTGGATATAGGAAAGCACCATGCGTAGATGGATTAGAAACAAAATCAAAAGCGATTAGTTCAAAGTCATCTTGTACTTCTTGAGCACCACTCTCATTTACAGACTCAACCGAACCCATACCACGAGATGATATACCTAGTTTAATTCCATTCTTAAATAACTCTCTAAGTATGTTACCACTTGGAGTAGTTAATATTTCTACTGTTCCAACCAAATCATCACCATTGAAAGCCATATCAGTAATATTATGAGACACATTAGATAGGTTTACTACTGATGAATCTGGATGGTCAAGTTCTCCCATAGCTCTTTTTTGTTTTACGAACCCTTCGGAATACTTCTTTGCCTCCCGCATTAGAATTTCTTTTGGATATACTCTACCATTTTGATTTTTGGTGTCTGCTCTTTGTAGAACACCTTTAACAACGAGCTTTCCGTTGTTCTCTTTCATAGCCTCATTTATCTGGTCGGGCCCTACTTCGAATGGTAGATAATCTACGATTAATTGTCTCATTTTAAACTCCTAAATATTCTGTCATACTTTTCTTTTAAATTTACATTGATGGTTTCGTCTTTACCTTTTACAATAGATTTAGCATGGTCTCCTAAATCAAACAAAGTTTCATCACTTTCACCATCCATAGCTTTTCTAATTCTTTCATCATCTACTATTTTTTGAAGAGCTGAATCTGCTTCTTCTTTACTACCAAAATACATTGGAGAGGTTCCCATTCCCAATTCTATAGCATATTGAAGCTCATCAGTCATATTTCCATCATCATCAAAATTTGGAGCAGCATGAAACCCTAATACATTATCGGGATCATCATCTTTACCAACCAAGCCATGAATCTCTCCACCGTGATTTGCATCTTCTGAACCAACTGTTAGTCCTTTATCCTTTGCAATACCATGCAACTCATCTTCAATTTTTTCATTTTCTTTTTCTGATGCATTTTTTTCGTCATCTCCATATTCTCTATCAAAATCTGCTTGTCTACCAGCATCACGATCATCATCGTAACCAGCACTTGGTATATCGCCAGTATCAGGTTCATCACTAGCATCAAATGCATCTCTTTCGAAATCACTACCACTCAACTTACCACCTTGTGGTTGTTCTGGCTTTTTACCACCATCGTTATCACTCTTTTGGTCATCAGATTTTACATACTGTCCTGAATCTGTTTTTACAAACACATCAGCATCGTCATCTTTTTCTCTGCCTTTAAGTTTATATCTACCATAGCCGATAGATGTATACTTATCATCATCTGATTCATTCATACTATGTGCTATTTCAAGTAATGAAATCATTTGTCTTTCTCCATCATTATTTCGTGTTTGAGACTTTCTAAGTGTTCTATCCACTGTCCAAGTCTTCTCAACATATAATTCTTTGTTACCTCTTTATTTTGTATTTCTACTTGCCATCTTTTTAACAAAGTAGAAATACTAAAAAGAGTATCCATATAGGATTTCTTTTTATCTTCAAACGACATAGTGAGCCTACTGTAACTGACCGACTTTGTTTGCTAGTTTTACTAACCTCTCACTTATTTTGTTTAAAGCCTTATGTGTATTCTTCCAATACGACCGCGAATCCACATTTAATTCATTTTTAAGACGAACATTCATCTTAACTAACCTATTTAATTCATTGAGACTATCTCTAATCTCTCTCATAGAACGACCTATCTTTTGTTTTGGTGAAAGACTATCATCGTTTCTGTAATCGTGGTATCTACCTTCGTTTATAGATTCGTTATATACAGCGTTAGCTATATCTTTCTTTTTCTTCTTATCTTTCTTTCTTCCACCACTAAATGCCATAGGAGTCTGATAACCAGGTGTAGCAGCAGAAGTAGAAGCTTCTTCTAACTCTGATTCTAATAATTCACGAACTATTTGTCGTATGGCTTCTCTTAATCTATCCACTTTTGACATTTTCAAGCTCCTTAACTAATTGGTAATACCTCATTAGCGTAACCACTTGTTTATCTTCAACAATTCTTCCTTTCATAAGAGTTTCTGCTTGACTAATCGCTTCACTAAGCTTAATCTTTGTAACTTTGTCATCAACTTTAGGTAAAAATGATTGGAGTTTAGATTTTACCTTAATAGTTTCTGATTCTATGAACTCTTTTAGAGAATTTGTGTTAGAAATATTGTTTATATACTCTTTAAGCAATTTTTTCTGTGATTGACTTAGAGAACTATACTTTTTGTTAAATTTTTCTACTAATATAGTGTAAGCTAAAAGCCTTAAATCTTTTTCTTGCTTTTTGTAACCCTCAACAAGTCTTTTATCATCTTTTTTAACAGATTTTTGTTTTCTTGTTACGTGTTCTACGATTGTAAAGCGACTATCTATCTCAGAGGCTGGGTTTCCTTCTGAATTAGAGTCAAAGATTTTGAATATTGAAGCATTTATCTTATAATTTGGAATCCTAGCCATAAAGAAATCGTTTATGTCGTAATTTCTTTTAATTTCTTTAATTAAATTGTATTTTTCTCTTTTTAATTGAGAATTATTTAATTTTTGACGAGCTTTTACTACAGCATCTACTAAATGATTGGCTTTGATTTCAGATGTGTAGTTTTCTACAGTCAAAACTCTGTACAACTCATACTCTTTTCCTAATTGAGTCTTTTTATTAAAAAATTCTTTTAATATTTTAGCAGCTGAGGCACTCTTATCGTTGTTTAAGACATCAACTGTAATTTGTCTAGTTAATAACTCAAACAATATGCCAGTATTGCGTATTTTTGAGTGTTTTGTTTTTGAACTCATATCAAACTCCAATCATTTATGTAATTCTTCATATATAAATATATCAATACTTAATTTTTGTTAGTATTAAACGAAGATACTTCAGATTTATATTCATCTTCCACCTCATTTGATTCAAAAATAAGTTGTTTTTCTTTGTCACCAAGTTTTTTAAATAAATTCTCATAGTGATGTGTAGCTACAGAACCATGTGCCATCTTTTTATCGTGTGCGCCTAACGGATCTCTACCTCTAGCACCACTATCCTTACTATATTTATTAGCTTCCTTTGGTCTTCCAGCGCCTGGTTGTCCACCTTCTTCCGAACCACCCTCATCATCTAGCTCGTGACCAGTTCTACCCATAGCTAAATCAGATGGTGTACCTTGTGATTGACCAGTTTTAGCAGGATCGTTACCCTCTGCTTCAATTTGTTGTCTTCTAAATTTATTTTTGTAATCAAAAATTATCTGTTTATCGTTTTCTTTCATTTCTTCATCGGTGAATCCAAACACATTTTTGTAAATCCACTCAGATGACATCAGCCCATCTCTAACCATAGAATCAGCAAGTGAAGCTTTTTGATTCCATAGTTCAATTTTTTCTTGTTCATAAATTGTAGATGGGTTAGTAAGTTTTAAATCAAAGTTAACTAACTCTTGGTCTCTAAATCCTTGAGCATACAAATGAACTACAGCAATTTTAGTTAATTCACTAACTACGATTCTCTGTATTCTTTCTATCGTTCTGGCAAATCTTACATCTTCAGCAGCTAATGTAGCTTTAGAACCCAATCCCTCTTCGTATCCTAAGAAAGCCTTTGGAACTCTTAATGAAGCCATAAGTCTGTTTCTTAAATATTCAATATCTTCTACAGCATCGTAACTTAACCCTGCTAAACTTTCGATATTAGTTCCACTATCTCCACCCCTTACAGGTAAAAAGAAATCTTCTGTAAGGTTTTGGATGTTGTAACGAAGATTATAGTCACCTGTTTTCTCATCGATTACAGGAGCCTTCTTCATCTTATTGATTGTTTGTTGCATAAAATTATCAACTTCAGCTGGTGGTATGTTACCAATATCTAACTTAAATATTCTCTTCTCTGGTGCTCTCATTATACGATGTATTAACATAGCATCTTCCATAAGAGTTAATTGTTTCCAAACCTTTCTTCCACCCTCTAACATAGAACGACCATAAGGAACATAATTGGAATCCGAAAGTAGTCTGAAGTGAGCTACTTCATAATTCTCAAATTTCTTTGGGTCTTTCTGTTTAGCAGTATGTCTGTTAGAATCACCTTGTGGTGTTAGTAGAAACTGAACTAATTGTGGATTGTCGGGATCGTGTCCTTCCATTCTAGCCACATCATAAGCTGACATTGGTGTTACATTCGTAATGCCATACTTATCGGTAATTTCTAACTGCAAAAAGAAGTCACCATATTTGTTCATATTACGAACCCAAGGCCATAGATTAAATTCTATATTTAATATGTCGTAAAATAGGTTATGAAGTATATCGTGTATTTGGTCATTATCAGTTGTAATATCCAATACTTTACCATACTCATTTTTCATTGTAGATTCATCAGAATAGATATCTAACGCAGAAGCGATTATAGAATCTGTATCCATAGACTCATAGTCTCTAAATAATCCTAAACGAAGTTGCTGTTGATATAATTGGTCATTATATCCATATTGTTGCATATTGGAATATAATTTATTATATCTATCAACCAAATTTGTTTGTACATTAGATTGTAGCTGTCCTGTATCTACAATCTTTAACTTCTTTCCACCAATATTACGAACAATTGTATTCGTAGAAAAAAGTCGTTTTAGTCTTGAAAATAAATCTTTTTCTGCCATAGTTTTACCTCTTAATTAATTAACCAATCTAACGATTCTTTTTCTCCATTGGGTCCTACTTCCATTTCCCAAGCGTTAGTTTGATTAGTTGGTTTTTGTGGTAACATTTGATTTGCTACCCCACTCAAAGTTTTCTTAGTTAATTCTATTCCTTCATTTCTTAACCTTAATGCAGTATCTCTTACCCAAAGAGTCAAAGCAAAACTCATAACTAAATCATCGTTATACCCCTGCATCGCTTCAGCTTTATTGTTATTATATATAAATACAAACAACTCATCAATTAATCGATTTGAACGGACAATTACTGACTTTTCTCTAAAATATTCTTCTAATTTAGCGATTACTAATGGTCTTGTCTTCATTGTCATAGAAAAACCAGCTACCATATTTCTATCTTGTGTTCTATATCTATTATTTATTTGATGTTCTGTATCTACATACTTTAAATCTTTACTTGTGTAAAATAGGTTTTCGTATCCTCTATCAATACATTGTTGTAGAGCAGCCCAACCTATATTGTTGTTTTCAACGACTAATAAAGCGTTGTTATATTCTGTGGCAACATTGACACATAAGTTACCAAAATCTTTTGTAGACATTCTACCCTTATATTCAGCTACCTGTTCCATAGTTTCTATTTCCATCACGTGAAAAGCTGAGTAATCTGAACCATCTCCTCTACTAACATCAGCACTCAACACATAATCTTTTGTGTAGTTTGGTGGTTGCCATATCCAAAGGTTACTATCAACACCTCTTTTTTCTAATGGGTCTTGAGTTTGTCTTTCTCTATACTCCTCTAATATAACACCATCTATAACAGTCTGACCTGAAGTGATAAAGTCACAGTCACATTCTTGAGCCGCTAGTGAAGGACCCAATAGTTTGTCTTGTTCTGCTCTCCATTCATCATCTCTTTCAGGATGTAAATTCCAATGTAACTTAATCCAATTCCAATCGTTTGTTCCATCTTCTGCTCCAACCCAAGTCTTATGAAACCAATTACCAACACCATTAGGTGTAGAAAGTGCGATACATTGTCCACCAGTAGATAGTGTCTGTGAAGCAGCAGCCCATATCGGTTCAATCTTATCGATGAAAGCAGCCTCATCCAATATTAGTAGAGATAACGCTTCTGAACGACCACTATCCTCACCACTCGATACAGCTTTTATCTGTGAACCATTGTTGTATCGTAGAGATAGTTTGTTATCTTCCGTACACTTCTGTTTTAACCAAGAGGGTAAGTTGGCGTGCATTACTCTTACCTTAGTCACTAAATTTTTAGCAGTATCTTGTTTGGTGGCAATAACTAATATGTTTTTATCTTGTCCAAAAGTCATCATCCAAAGTGAGTATCCTGCAGTTAATGTTGATAAACCTAATTGTCGTGCTTTCAAAATAACATTAAATCTGTGTTCTTCAAAAGTTTTCAAAGATTTTTCTTGATACTCATATAAATGAAAAGGAACTTTACCTTTCATTGGATGTTGAACGACACAATATTTTTTCAAAAAGTATATTGGGTCTTGAGCACATTTTTGATACTCTTTTTTTATTACCTCTTTTAGAACACCTGGTTTCATTATATCTTTCCTAAAATAAATCCTATACCCAACCAAAGGTATTGATTTTCGTACCATTTCTTTTCAACTAAATCAATCATCTTTTCATTAGATTCATCACGTGATTTTAGTAAATCAATTTGTTTTTTCTGTGCTAACATTACTAATGTATCTAATTTTGCTTGTTCTTCTAATTTAATAATAACCGAATCAGATTTAGCAATAGTAATTTTTTGAAATTCTATCAATGTATTAGCTTTAGCAATCTTATCTTCCCATTGTGCATCTCTTTGTTTTATCATCTCTAATGCTTCTTCTTTAGTAAAAGTGTCTTGACTTCTAACCATAGACATAGCAAAAAAGATTATTAAAAAATATTTTAATATTTTCATACTCAGCCTCATTTACTTTTAGCAAACTTTCTAAGAAACTCTTCGGCTGATTCTACTTCATCATTATCATAAGCCTCTTGCATCTTTTCTGTTTTCTTTTTAGATATAGTAAGTTTTCTCTTTAGATTACCTACCTCTTTTTTTGAAGCGCTTTTAGCTTCTTCTAATTCTTTGATTTGTTTTTCAACTTTCTTTTCTTCTTTTTTGTTTTCTTTTATAACTTTCTTTAGTTCCTGCACTTTTTTACTTTTAGCTGAATTAGCTGCAAACAATCCACCTACAAGTCCTAAGAATCCAAGTATTATTTTCCAAAGCTTCATTCTACATCCTCCAATTTTTTTAATTCTTCAGTAAATTTTTCTATAGCCTCATCGGCTTCTTTTGCTACTTTTTCCATATCAACATCCCATTTTTCTTTTTCTAACATAGGATAATTAACACCAACATTATTGTACCACTCAGGAAGTGATTGTTTTTTCCATTCCTCTAATTGTTGTATTGTATCTTTTATAAAAGATATCTTATTGTTTCTAATTTTATTCTCAGCCCATTCTTCATATTCACCAGAAATGCGTAGTTTGTTTTCTATTTTTATTTGACAATCAAAACAATGTCCAAACATTCTCCACATTTTGTCGTCTAATCGTTTTTTCATAACAACATCACATTTAGGACAAAACATTGGCATTCTAACCTTCGACATTATGTCCGTTAGTGGACTTTCTATGTCACCACTTTCTTTTTCTTTACCTTTATAACCAACCATAACTCTTTTTTCAGGAGTTCTACCAGCTAGTAAATCTTTTAATGCTTGGTTTTGTCTT